AAACCAATAAACATTCGGGGAACTTCTATCCCCGAGGTTAATATTTTTGACTCCAATATCCCAGAAGTCTTCACAGGATACCCCATACCAGTTACGGTAAACATGGGATTTCCTGTTGTGGACATGCCTGGGTGTGTTGAAACACGAGAGACTGATGACCTTAGGGAGGTAGATCCACGAGGTAACATGGTGTTCTGTGATGGGCAAGTTCCGTCATTCAATCCACCCACATTTGAACCTAATCAGAAGTTACCTACTCAGCGTCCTGCTGTAGATACAAGGCAACCTAAAGCTCCCGAAGCACCAGACCTACCGATACCTAAAACTCCCGCTGCTACTGCTAAGGTGGACTGCCCCACACCAGCACAGCAGGCAAAGGAACCTGTCGGCACATACATTGAGGGGTTCAGAAAGAAAGTTACTGAGTACCAGTTGATTGGTAATCAGTGTATTCAGATCACAGAACCTGTGCCTATACCAGAGCAGATCATTGCTGGTCTTCCTAGTGCTGGATCTGTTGTAACTACTGGTGGTATTGCTGTAGTGGCAACAGCATCAGCACTTATGGCAAAACCGCTGGCAGATATCCTACTAAAGGTTATCAAACCAACGGTCAAGAAAGTAATGAAAAAGATTGCCAAGATCAGGGGGAAGGCTGATCCAGTCCTGTCTGTAGTGGAGCGCCGAGATCTTCAGCGCGAGAGGACTCAGGCGATTCGGGCACTGAAGAAGGTGCTGAAACCGAAGGGATAGAATGAACATGTTGTGGAATAACACCACCAGGATTTGTCACAACCACATCAGCACACACTTTATAATATGGAGACTTTGGGTGGAAGTAGATACCCTGCTTCATTAGATCACCACAGTTCTTTAGTCTGGCAATCTCAAAATCTAATCTCTTATTAGCAGTTGTTTGCTTCATCAGTTCGATGTTAGCAGCAGCTGCTTCTTTACATTGATCCTGTAGTTTCTTATCAAGAGGACGAGACCATGTAGCAGAGAAACCTACACCTAAGTTGTAGTTATCTTTTTGACCAGTCCTGGTAGGTACAGTATATAAAATATCGCCAGGATTATCTAGAGACCCATCTTCATTGAGATCCCTCATATCGTAGACAGGATCATTATAATATGGTTCCCAAGGTCTCTGTGCTGAAGCACTACCAGTTACATATGGGGTGAAGTTTAAGGTTGGTCCTTGGCACTGAATTCCACCACCGTAGGTGTTGGTGATGTAAGGACCTTGGAGGACTTGGATGGCTTGGTTGGTGACTGAACCAGAGGAATTAGCAACAGGAGCAGCAGTGGCGCTAACGCCGCCAACAGTCTCAGCAAGAACTCTTTGTGTGGGTAGGGTGGAAACGACACTTAAGATTACTGTGTAAAGATACTTGTGGTATCTGTGATTGATTTTACTTCCGTTTCTCTTTGAATGATTGTTTGATTGCTTAAACCAGGACCTTTGTAAGTTTCTGTGAATTGAAACGCTCCCCCTGGAGTTGTCTGTGTAAAGTTTGGTTTGCTTGTTATTCCAGTCCATGATGATGTCACTCCATCTATAGTTACATTAGTTGCTCCTGTCCCTGGCGAAAGAGTGCCATTGACAGTGATTCCACTCCCAGATGCTGAATATTGATATCCAGTGTTATAGTCCATCGAGTTGATGGTCTCTGTAATTTTTTGTGTCGTCTCGGTATGTGATGTCATGGAGCCCTGTGTAAAGTTAGGGACTACAGGGACTGCCTGAGCAGCCCCATGTAAAGCACCAAGAATCAATCCGAGACCGATTGCTTCTCTTAAATTAGACATTATTATTTAACGGTAATTTCAGCAACGAATTGTCCTGTTGCTGAGGTGCCAGCACCACCAGCAGTTATCGACATTGTGCCAGCTGAATCGATAGTACCAGCGAGAGAACCAGCCACGCCACCAGCAGTGGTTGTGACACTTCCAAATGCGGGTAAGGTTCCAACCACACCGCTAGAAACGGTCGTTCCTGTTGGGATTGCGTCTCCTTGGTTGAAGGTTTCCGTGAAGGAAAAGGCACTACCTGCTGTTGTCTGGGTGTATGTCCCAGCGTTCATAGTTGCCGCATCAGTTGCCGAAGCAGGAGCAGTAAGACCCCCAAGAGTAGCAGATACATTAGAACCACTTACAGAATAGGATGAACCTAGACGAGTTGCCTGAGAAGCAGCAGCATCAACAGTCAACTGAACGCTAGTCGAATGTTTAGTAATAAGATCGGCATTTGCTGGTGCCGCCATCAGAACCATACCAAAAAGCAATGCTGCTTTTTTCATAAATTGAGATCTAAACACTATCTGTATTTAGTTAAATTAATGTTCCCTTAGCTCTACGGATCTCCCTAAGTTCTTCGAAGTTCTTTTGCTTGGTGCCACCATCGTATGCCCAAGCATACCCTTCTTCAATCATTTGTTCGTTGAGGGAGAGTTCTGATTCTCCGATATAGAGCCACCCGAGAAGACGCCCATATTTGCCCACACCACCATCAAGCTCAGTCCTGATAACAAGATCATCGTCGCCATTGATAGCACCTTCAAGCTTATCCTTAAGCCAGTTGGTGGCATCGTAACCCAACTCTTTCTCCTCAAGATTTCTAGTTCTTTTCTCTGGTGTATCAACTCCTGCTACTCTAATTCTTTCTTTTTTATATAGATCAAAACCAAGATCAAATGTCACATCAATTGTGTCACCATCAACTACTCTGTTGATCTCGACTACTCGGAAGGTGTAGCAACTCTTCCTGGGTGGTGGCGTCAGTGCTCCCATCTCGCATCTCCTTATGTGCTAATCGTAATATATAGACGACACAATATAGTGTGAATGCTAGTCCACAGGATAAAAGAATTATGACACTCCAGACTACTTCACCAGTCATATTCTTCATCCTCTTCATACAAAGGACATGGTTCTTCAAACAGAAGATCCATTCTTAGACTTTGAACTCTTTCTTGTAACTGTTCGTAGAAAATCTTTTTTTCTTCTTCGGTCATTGTTTAATGATTGTTTTCGTCAAGACCTAGCTCTTTCAAATAATCGATCCACCATTGGGGGTCCTTTATCATTTTCCACTGTGGAACCTCCAAACCTTTCTCGGAGTAATATTCAAATAGAGCATCATCGATAATCTGTTTTACTTCCATATTCCTCTTCCTTTTCATCAACGTCTGCATATGGATTCTCCACGAAGGGTCCTCGCTTTCGTAAAGGTTCTTTTCTGACATAATCCGTCTCAGCATTAACAGCATCCGCCCACACAGCAAGTTTCATCACAATGAAAATAATTGCTAGTGGTGTAAAACAACCGATTAAGATAATTGGATTCATTTGTGGCTCCTATGAAAAGGTTCCCAGTGCTCCCATCCATATTTATGGATTGCCCATATACCAGCGATAGGTACGGCAATTAGAGTTGTTGCCATGAACCCAAGAGTCCATGAATTCTCCATTACATATCTAACGAATAATCTCATTGATCTGATAGAATAGAAATTAGAAATAGAAAAACTCCAAACATACACATGAAGAAGAGTATTCCTAGTTGTACTGTGATCTCAGGTCCCATAGTCTCCTAAAGTAAATGTCTACTTCATTCAACCCTTCGAGTGGGGCTGGCATTGTTTGCTCTGCCCACCCAGCACAGAAATCAATCATCTCTGTGGTAACCTTTTCAACTCCAAACATTCTGGAGAATGATGATGTTGCGAAATGAAACCGCCGTCTAGTGTGCGGTGCCATTGCCCTTATAGTGTTCGGATTCATAGTAGTCTCCTTTCTTTGAACCAAAGTAAAGTGTAGCGACCACGAATGGAATAGCAACTATGATGAGTGCTTTCCCCAACAGATGTTCCATTATTTGTCCTTCAATAGGTTTTCTATTTGCCTGCGAGTATCTTCGGACTTTTTATTTTCACGCTCGCAATGTTTATACCCATGCTTGCCGTGATATATGAAATGTCCTTGGATAATCATAGTTACCCCAAAAAGGAATAGTGTTACTACTCCTAACCATTCTATAGTGTGATGTTGAGCCATGGAAATACAGGAGGTATAACTCCAATCAGTCTGAGGAGACCCTCAGCAAATAAAGCCAGGACAACCCACCCGACACACATACTGATGATAGAAGCATTGCGGTTGTGTTTGCGAATTGCGTCATCAATCATCTCCTGAACTCGTTCTTCAGTTAATCTTTCGGGTGGGTTTACACCTTTACCCCAGTCTTTAAACATTACATTAGTAGCGACTGTAGTGATCATATATATTCACTATCTATTCGTCAACGCAATTTTCTTCTGCGTAATATTTCAATTTGGTTATCAAATGCTCATATTCATCCCAGATGTATTCAGAACCAGTCTGGTCCTGGTAGCATTTACAGGCAACGATCAGTCGCGTGATGTCGGAGGAATGTAGTTTCATGGTGTTAAATCGAATGCCTTCTTATTATAGGTATTTATTTTGGGCTTGACAACCCCCCTGTCATGGTGTTAGCATATATACTCCGTGCCATCCCTTTGAACTATTTCTCAATCGTTGGTGGATGTCGAATTCTGTTATTTCTATGCTTAAAAAAATCCTGCCACTAGCTCTGGCAACTTCTATCCCTGCTGCTTGTGCCTATCCAAGCATCAGCGAGATCAAGAATCCTCCTGCCGTTGATGTAACTGTCAATGAGGAGCAAGCAGTTCCGATTGAAGTGGTAGAAAAAACTTGGAAGTGTCCTGGATGTAATTTCAATGAAAAATATGTCCTCGAAAAACTCCAAGAGAAAACCAGAATCTCAGATCGCAATGCTCTTGCTACGATCATGGGAAACATTAAATCAGAAAGTAACTTCACTCCCAATATTTGTGAGGGAGGTGCTAGAGTTCCTTACGATCGTTGCCTTCGCGGTGGTTACGGACTCATTCAGTGGACCTCTAAGAACCGTTATCTGGGGTTAGGTAAGTTTTCTAAGAAGTATGGTTATGATCCTTCTACACTTGAAGGTCAGACAGCATATATGATTAACGAGTATACTTTCCAGAAGTATCTTCCTGAATTTGAAGGTCCTGGTCAAACAGTTGACCAATATATGGTTGCTGCTTACTATTGGTTAGGATGGGGTATCAAAGGATACCGTCAACAATACGCATATGACTACACTAAAAAATTAATTTGGGCTTGACATGGACAATGATTGGCGCTA